AGTTAAATCGCCGGTGACATTACCAGTTACATTACCTGTCACATCACCAGTTAAATCGCCAGTGACATTACCAGTTACATCGCCAGTAATATTTCCTGTGATATTTCCTGTAACATTACCAGTTAAGTCACCAGTAACATTACCTGTCACATCACCAGTTAAATCGCCAGTGACATTACCAGTTACATCGCCTGTAATGTTACCAGTAAATGTTCCAGCGATTGCTCCAGTTCCAGTAATTGTTGGAGAGGTGAGTGATTTGTTTGTTAGTGTTTGAGTTGCTGCTTCTGTAACTACAGGATCAGCACTAAGGGTAGAACCGTCACCCAAGAGGGTATAGAGTTCTACGAAGTTGGCGTTGACTTTGCCCGCACCAGTGCGAAGATCGTCACCTGTGCCATCATTCGCAGAAGTTCCACGCCCGATTGATTGATATGCCATTTTTGGTTTCCCCTATTAAGTTATTATACCTTTATTTATACAGTTTCGTCAAAGGTAGTTGAGTTTTCATCAAAGGAAAGTGCTAAAGTATCAAACGATTGATTTGACGCACCTTCATCATATGTGTTACCAGTTTCATCAAAAGAAACTGCATCTTCATCGTATGAAGCGTATATTGAACCAGAAGTTTCTAGAGGAACACCTTCCTCATCAAAAGTCTGTCTGGATGCATCAAAGGATACAAATGTATTATCAAATGCATTTATCAATGCACCCTTTGTAACAACAATCTCGCCTGGTGGCGGGACATTGATCTTTGTTGTATATGCTGATTCTGGAATAATGATATTCGTAGAATCAAATCTAAGATTCTCAGAAATAGAATCATCAAATGTAGCGTTTGTATCAGAGAAGTCTTCATCTGAACGATAGTCTGAACGAACCGATACTTCATTGATACGATACTGTCCAAATTGATCTATAGTAAAGTATGCAGCATCATTATCATTACTTCTTGCAGTTCTATATATGCCTGGATAATGAGAGATTCTTTCAGAGGTTTCCAAAGGCGGAACTGCAAATGCATACTTAGGCAACAAGTCTAGGGTTGGGCCCATGACTTGTGTTGTTGTATTCGCAACAGCGAACCGAACACTAACCGCAGATGTAAGAGTAACTTCCCTAACACCAGAAGAGAGATGTTCTGAACTTCCTTCATTTGGATTACTTCTGAGTGATGTTCCATCTGTTGTTGTTCCCAATCGTCTACCAAAGATGGTAGTGAATAGGTTGGTGAATGTAGATGCAAGTTCTGGTGAGTATGTTGTAGTATCACCAGTGAAGTCAACCACATCACCAGCAGTTGGAACTTGAATTGTTGCGCTAACTTGAGAAGCAAAAGAAACTTCACCGAATACATTCCAACCAGCAGGGTGAACAGAACGCCGAATAGATTCTCTCCATTCGTTAATCGACTGTCCAATACGAACCACATAAGAATAATCTTGGTAGTAATTAGAATCTTGAATACGCATTGTATCCACAGAGACTTTACCTCTATCAGATACAAAGTCTCCGACAGTTGTTCCTATTGTGCCAACCGTAGATGTTGCATCGGCATGAGAGGATTGATACACCGTTGCTGATGCACCTGTGATAGATGTGATTATATCTCCTCTGTTGAAATCAACAGATGTTCTAATCTCTAAAATATTTCTACCGTTATCAAAATCAACAACTGTTCCGTTATGACTTGTTAATGTATCTCCAGCAGTAAATGAACCTATAACATTTTGAACAAGAATGTTTCTATTAAATGTTACAGTTGGAGAAGATGCGTAATCCAGACCAAAGTTTGTTATCGAAACACCTTCTACATGACCAACCATAGGCGATACAGTAGATGCAGCGAATAGACTTGAACCAGAACCAGTAGTAGAAAGACTATCAGAAACCAAAGGCAGTTTAATAAATCCATTACCTTTGTTAATCATTTCAATCTTAGTGATCTCGCCAATCTCTGATGAAACACCTAAGTCATTAAATGTCTCTTCTTCAATAACAATCTGCCCACCGTCTTCCATCACCAAGTGGTCAAGTTCACCAACAGTCTCTTCTTGTTGTGTATAGAATCTATCTTCAGTAACAATTAACTCACCGTCTTCTGTAATGAAGTGATCTGGAGCAGTTGCCTGTTCCAAAATAAATCCACCACCTACAACAGCAATTCTTGCACGAACATCTTTACCTTCTGTATTGGTTGTGTCAAATACAAGTTCTTCACCAGCAGTATAACCAATACCACCATCTTCAATAATAATCTCATCAATAGAACCAGAACCAGCAGACTCTACCCTTGCAGTAGCAGCATCGTTACCGCCACCTTCTGTCAAATATACGACATCGGATGTATTATAGTAAGCACCACCAATTGTTACATTCGATTCTGTAACAATCCCTTTTATAACACCAGAAATTTCTAAGTCTAGTGTTGTGTCTGTTGTGGTAATAATCTCACCAGAAACAAATGTTCCAGATACGGAATTGGCATCTAAGTTTAATTCTGCAATTTGTGTAGAACCTTCAGTAAACTTAATAACAGAACCAAGTAGAGCAGAAGCCCCAGAGGTAATTCCATTACCTCTTTGTCCAACCGCATTTGTAAAATCAGAAGCACCAGTTTCAACAATACGAACTACATTGTCTGTAGACCATTGACCATCAGAAACACGCAACATATTATCACGAGGATAAATGATTGTTGCTTCTTCATCAAAAAGGATTCTAAAGAATAACTTGTGTCCATCCCTTGTTCCTTTTGCAGAATACAAGTCTCTAATATTCTTGATAAGTTTTCTCTTTGAGATGCCATCGGCAAGAGTGTTAGGAAGAGACTCCATAAACGAATCTCTAAACTTATCAAGAAAATCATAAACGGTATTATCAACATCAGCGTATGCAAGAAGTTGTTGAATATTCTGAACAGGGTTTGCACGATAGGATGCAACTGTTGTAGTAGCACCAGAGGTATTACCAGTTACCGTTTCACCAGTTTCAAATCTTTGTTGGGATGTAATGAATAAACGATTGTTATCATCAAAGTCATCTACGAGAATACGAGCAGTCGCACCAGATGTTTGTCCAGTAATAGTTTCACCAACTGTGAACTTACCAACAGAATCCTCAAGAACAATATTCTCTTCTGATTCATCTACAATATAATTCTTAGTAAGAGTTTCCTCTACAAGATAATTATTAGAACCAGTGACAACAAGTTCTCCTGCCTCAAGGAACTCATAGTAATACTTGAGGAACAGTGAGAACAGAGGATGGTCTGCTTGAATAAACTCAGGCAGTTGACTCTGAATATGTGGCGAAACTTTGTTCTTTAGTGTTGGGTCATGTCCAGACATCTATAAGACCTTAATACGATGATGAGGTTGTATAACCAGTTCCAGCAGAAGAACCACCAGACTCAATGGTATCATTAGAACCACTGATGTTTAGGTTTGCCAAATCAATTTCTAAGAGTTGGTTGCGAACTGGAACAATATCATTTGAATTAGGAATTGTAGTAATTACAATTCCAGAACTATCTACTGTAGAAGCAATATTCAATGATGGAATAGAAAGTGTTCCAGTTTGATAATCAATAGTTCCAGCACTAGTGTCTGAATATGTTCTAGTCGTTCCACCAACCAAACTATAGATTCTTAATGCCCCACTACCATTGTCATCGAAGTAATATATTGTGGAATCATTAGGCAAGTAGAAACCAGTAGAAGATACGATACCGCCCATAGTAGCATTGTGTCCATCATGTGGATGATACAATTGATTTGAAAATTTTAGTTCATATTTTGTTTCTGTGTTCAGAGTAGGAACAATTGTTTTTTGTATACGAACCGTTGTAATGTTTGAAAGAATAGATGTGTCTGTTGAATCAATCAAACGAGAAACCTTTGAATACCTAAACATACCATCAAACTTCTGTAAGTCAGATGAATTATAATTTGTTATTGTTGTTCTAACAAGAGTTTCTAAATCAGAAGCAGTCTTGGTTGTGATATTAGAGTTATACTTAAAGTTAGTTGTCACTTTAATTTTTGTAATCTCTGGGTCAATAATAGTAGGACGAACAGATGCAATATTGTATCTGTCCAATGCAACCGCAATTGTATCCTTTTGTGCCTGTGTTAGATTGATACCAGAAGTTGTTTTAATAGAAACAAATACCTGTCCATAGATTGGGGGGTCATTATCTTCCCCACCCCATACTTGAATTGCCTGTGTGTCTGCATAGACTTGAGGAATGATAACCTTATAGTCATCAGCAGTTACCGCACGACCTTGAGATGCAAAGTCTAGAGGAGCATTGTATTTAATTGATTCAATTGTTTCTGCTTCTGCACCACCAACAGCAGATGCTACTGTAGCAATAGTAATGTTTGTTTCTCCACTCACAGATGTTCCAACAAAAGTCTTTGCGCCATTTGCTGCACCTTTGTTTGTAACAATATATTCCAATATAACAATGTTACCATCTGATGGTTTCTTACCAACCACATCATCACCAAAGTAAACCTCAAACTTTCCACCGTCTACTTCTTGTAGGAAATAAACTTTAGATGTTTCTTTTACTTGAGATATATCTGTTGCAAGAGTATATGTCTCTGTAGTCAAATCTGAAGCAGAGTTTTGAACAGATACTTTAAGTGTTGTGGTATCTGCACGATTGTCTGTGACTAGAAATCTTTTTTCTAAATTAGAATTATCGACCGTATACTTTGCAGTAACAAGAGTTCCCTCATATACTGGAAGATTGGAAAATCGTAGTATACCATTTATCGCCGAGATAGATCTATCTTCATTAACAACAAATGCATAAGTTGTCCCATCAACAACTGTAGTGAACTTAGTTCCTTTAGATACAGTTGCAGATGTTAATGTAGAATTGTTTAGAGTAACATCCAAATAGGCAACAGGCGCACGAGCAGAACGAGGAGTGTATCCCAACTTCTTTGCATGAGAGACTACAGAAGAGCGAAGAGTTGCGGAATCTAGAAATGCTTCATTGAGTGCCATGTTTGCGTTCATACCCAAGTAGTGAGTATTGTATGCAAGTAGATCAATCAATGTTGAAAGGGCAGAACCCTCAAAGTTATAATCTGAGAACTCTGTCTGGTTCTTCATGTATGTCTTTAGGTTGGATTTAATCTGATCGAAGTCCAACTCTGTGACTTGTAATTTTGTCGCCATCTTATCTTAGTCTCTCTAAAAATAAGTCCAATGTCTGTTCATCTGTTTCTGTATTCACAACATTGAATTTGATTGTCGCTTCATAAGCGTTTCTGTCTATGTTTGCTCTTACGATAACACTAATCAATTCTGCTCTTGGTTCAAAGTTCACAATCACATCTTCAATGTTTCGTCCAAGTCTTGCAGCGACTTGTGGTGTTACCAATTCAAATAGTGCCGCACGAACATCCGAACCAATCTCTGGATGGAAAGGACGCTCGTAGAAGTTAGTAAGAATTAAATTCTTAACACTTGCTTTAACAGCAGAAACATCAGTTAGTTTTGCAATGTCTCCAGTTACAGGATGTCTTGCAAAGTTTAGATTGAAGTCCTTAAATATTCTTGCACTTCTATCAGACTCATTGTTTGCTTCTGCATCTCTAAATGCTGTAGGGTTGACGGCCATCTATTATCTCCTAAGTCTATTTATACCGTCAGTCTGGAAGTTTGACAATACCTTCACGCAATAACTTCTCTCTGTTTGCCATGTGCTTCATTTGGATTTCTTCTTTACTTCCACCAAAGTATGCAACACAATGTCCTTCTTCAATCATAATATCTGTAACCATTCTTCCATCATTAGATACAAAGTCACCAAGTATCCTTCCAAACTTGCCCTTCATATCTTCACCATCTTTGTTCACTTGTGTTTTAAGAACAACATCCTCACCCAATAATTCTTTTAATCTTTTCTTTGCTGCCAGTCCGAAGACTTTCTCCACCTTGTCCGAAGTTCTGGATTCAGGCGTATCAATGCCCATGATACGAACACGCTCGTCATGAAGCCACACACCGAAACCAAGATCAATATCGACATCAACTGTATCGCCGTCAATTACTTTAACCACCTTACATCTATACTCATACATTTCTTCTCTCTCCTATAGGGCATTCTATGGCCCCGCAAAAACATTAGGGGATCCAGCAGCAACAGATGTGCAAGCACTAATACCGTCACCAACTCTCCCAGCACCTTTACCGTTTACAAATACTGTAGATGAACCAGACGCAATAGGGGCAGCATGAGATGGGCAAGGTGAACCCGGCAATAGATGACCAGTATTCACATCTCCTTGTCTACTCCACGCAATTGCATTTACAAATACATCTGGACTTCCCACCGCTCTAGTCATACCAGAACAATGTGGAACATCCGCATCTCCAATCCTTGTTGCCGCAGGCATTATTTTAATTCCCTTTTCATTAGTTCTTTTAGTTTATCATTATATGTTGCAATCAATTCGTGTTGTTCTTCTGTGTGTGGTTCTGGCGGATACTCTGGTGCAAACTTAATTACATTATCAAACGCATAAGGAATATCCTCATAGTTTGTATATGTTTTAAGAACACCATTGACAAGAACTTGATATTCACCAATCATTAGTTTAGATCAATCCTTGCAGCATCAACATCGTAGTTACCACTAATACCCAATGTAGAGTTACCAGCAACTGTTTCAGTTTTAACACCACCGTAAATGTGAACAACCGCACCAACGACATTCTCATTCTCAAGTCCAAGAATAGTCTTGGTTCTGAATCCTGTCAGAGTAGTAGAGTGGAAGTTCGTTACTGGATTCACACCAT